GTAAGACTTCCTCAACAGTAAACATTCTACTCTCCGAAGATTTGGTAGACGCTGCAGGGATCGAACCTGCGACAAGCTGATTAAGAGTCAGCTGCTCTACCAACTGAGCTAAGCGTCCAATGAAGAAGGGGACCGAAGCCCCCCTCTTTGACTCGAGATGAGGCTCGCTATTATGCGAAAGAATACTTGCGAGTGGTCTTACCCGCCGCATTCACAAATGTATTTAAGGCGATGTTGTAGCCTTGGTTGCGGAGCTTGTAGATCACGTCATGTGGGTTGGCGACCTTGTAGCGTGAAGCGATCTGAGCTGCCGTGAGCTTAGAGCCCTTCTCCAACGCGCCGAGTACCTTTGCTGTAGCTGTATTCATTATCATTACTCCTGTCATGATTAAAAGATCCTCTTTAAGGTAAGAGGTCAACCAACATGCCGTCCTTGTCGACGGCACGAACTCTGTGGTCTGGAAACTGACGCTTTAAGTCCTGCATAGCCATAGTTATCCTCTGGCTGTTGTTCTGCACGACGTTGTAGGTGCGCCACAGTCCACTGACCTGAACCTGTATCTGAACGTAGCCCATCAACCTCTCCTCATCCTGGCGATGTCGACTGCGGCTTCCTTGTTGTCAGCAAACACAGGCACCATGTTGGACTTGTGCATGGTCGCTATACCAAGAAGCTTACGCTCACCCGTGTAGACCTTCGACTCTGGCTTAGCACAGACGCCAGGTGTGATACCTGTACTAGCATATTTATCTCGATCTACCTTCATACTCTCAATATACTCTACAAACGCTAATTTGTCAATAGCCTTTGTATCAGATTTTTTGCCGCCGGTCATAGACTTGACCCAAGCGTCGTGCTCGGCCTGAGACTTAGCCAGCCGCTTGCTCTTAGACTTCTTGAGCTTGCCGGAACCGGTCGTAGTAAAGTAGCAGGGCAACAGGTGCATAGTCATGTGCTTACTCCAAACTGATAGTTTAGATAGTATCACCTTTTGCGGTATTTGTCAACCGGTATCTTTCAAGAGCGCGGTCGGCCCATTCCCTGATAGACTTGCACTCGAGGTTGTACTCCTCGAGGTCGATCGAGTGAGACATGAAGAGTTGGTCGACACTGTCGAACCACTGCTCTACCTTCTTCTCAATGTAAGCTTCGTAGTCAGCGTAGGTCATGATCAGCCCCAGTCCTTGAAGTTGCCTGCCTTTTGGTTGTCAATGTAGCCGGCCTCATAGGCCTTCCACTCAGGACTATCCTTCTCAGGATAGATGATCTGAGAGTTATAGGTATCTTCAACGAAGTAGTGAGGTTTAAAGAGGCGACCGTAGTAAGAGTCGGCACCACCACGGTCATATGCACTACCGTGACGCTCATCATATGTAGTCATGCCGACCTCCTCAGCGTCCGAGCCAGACAATGACGTTCCAGAATGCTGGCGTCAAACTAAAGGCGACGATAGCCAAGAGAGCCAATCCACCTACAAATTCTACATGATCTTCAGTCATATTCAATCTCCATTCAACTTATATTATTATAGTAAGTCAAGTGGCAGAAAATGTCAACTGTTTTTTTCTAAAAATAAGAATTTTTATTGCTGAACGATGTCAATGGCTTATTCGCTAGCCTTTATGTCCTCTACATCGGACTTTGAGACGGCGCTGTCTACTATGATGTACTTTGCATCCTTATCAAACTCCGAGAGTACTTCAAGTATAGAACGAACCTTCTCTAGTCTCTTGAGTATGTCTACTAGAGTATTTCTAGTAGCCTCGTCGTTGTAACCATCTACTAGATCAGTAATGACTGAATTTAGGTTCATGTCACAAGTATAGTCAACGTACATTTTGTCGCCGCGGTGATCTGTATGCTTCTCGAGGGGAGGGAACAGAATTTCCTTAATCTGCTGCAGCTTCTCCTCGGCTTCATTCTTTGGCTTCTTCTTGATGTTCCACATAGTCATAATAAAGTCTCCAATCACTTGCGCTTTCTTCCTATATTGTACTTGGCCTCGAGTATCCAGCTCGCCTTGTCCTTGTGCGGGATGATCTTGATCTGGCTCATCGGCGCCTTGGGTTCCTTGATCATGTTCTGGTCTACTACCATGATTAGCCCCCACTCCTCGAGCAGCTGGACTATGGTGTTTCTGCGGCCCTTGTCCTCGTCGCCCCAGTTGGTTGGCTTGCCGTCGAGGGCAAAGAGCTCCTTGAAGTGGACTATGTAGTATCTACCTTGCTTGTGAAGGATATGGCAGGACTGGTAGAGCTTTTGGTCTTTGCGGGAGGCCACGCCGATCCTAGTAAGAGTTTCCTTGATCTTAAGAAAATCTTCTTCCTCAGCTATTCTCACCTCCACGAGAGATTCTATACCTAGAGACATTGACTACCTCATTCAAACTTTTCTTTTTGATTATAATCATAGCAATTTACTCACTCAATATCTTGTGAATATGCTCAATCTGCCCTTTATTTAGTATTTCTAGAACTTCAGTGGCACGGTCGCGACCGTAGTTGAAGAACTTCATAATGGCAGATAGATCATCGTTCTTAGGAGTCTTTGCCCACTTCACGTTGTAGGAGGTAGTCTTTCTTACTCCGTGAAAGAGGTAGTCGTGCTGGAGTCTGGTGTCTAGCTCTGGATTGAGGTTCATTCTCTGGGCATACATGACCGTGTCGCGGTAGTAGGACAGACCGCGGTTGACCATGAATGGATTGTAGTGCTCCTCGTTGTCCTCTATGAGGTTGACCTTGTTCTTTCGTATGTCTGTTATGAAGTCAAAGTGGTTCATAGCATGTCACACTCAACCAGCATCTCGACGAGGAATGCCATGAAGTTGATCTCGTGGTCAGCCACGAACGATGCCTGATACTGGTACTTGCCGATGAGGACGACCAGAGGAGGGACTGACTCCGGAGTCACCAGCTTATACGCCTCGTCATAGAACTTACGAAACAGATCATGCGCGCTGAAGTCAACGTTCATGCCGACCCACTTGCGCATCTCAGTAAAGTTCTTCTTCTTCATCAGGTCAGCGAGCTCGCTGAAGTCCACGCCCTTGACCGAGGCTAGGATCCCGCTGTTGATCTCACCAGTTGCAGCGTATCGCTGAAGCTCGTTGAGGATCTTGCGACTGTCGGGATAGTAGAGCTGAACTACCTCGGCGACTGAAGCCTTGTCGTACTTGACAGACTCATCGTCGAGTATCTTTATGACTCGCTTGAAGAACTGAGTTGCCAGCTTTGGCACGTCCTTCTTGCCGATCTTGAAGTCGATGACTGAGCAGCGAGAGTGAAGCGGCTCGATGATCTTGTTCTTGTAGTTGCAGGTAAGGATGAAGCCGCAGTTCTTTGCATACTCCTCCATGAAGTTGCGAAGTGCCGGCTGTGTCTTAGAAGTAAGGTAGTCGGCCTCGTCGAGGATGACGTACTTGCGGCCGCCTGTAAACGAGACCGAGGAAGCGAACCCTTGTATCTCGTAGCGGAGCGTATCGATGTCGCCGTTCAACGAGCCGTTGATGACGATGTAGTCGCATCCGAGCTCCTCGAGCATAGCTCGAGCTACGGTAGTCTTGCCGACGCCGGCCGAGCCGGACAGTATGAGGTTGGGAATATTCTTTTGGTCTACAAACTGTTGAAATGTCTTCTTCAGTTCATCAGGTAGAATGGTGTCTTCTATCTGGCTTGGACGATACTTCTCGACCCATAGAAACTGTTCAACGAGCATCTGGTACTCCATAATGTAAAAAAGTGGGAGAGACTATAATATCTCTCCCGATCACAGATGTCAATTAGTAAGTGGAGTTCTGCTCGACGACGATCCAATACTCAGCCTCTGCTCCCTTGAAGTGTGAGATGCCGCGGCTCGATACGTCGATCGAGTAGTCACCGGGGATCACCTTGAGGTTCTCAGCCTTGAAGATCAATCGGAAGTTCTTATCAGTAGTTCCGACGATCTCGTTGTGGCTGTCGCTGTTCGCGTTCTTAGAGTCGATGGCAGCGACGGAGAGGTTGGCGCCGTCGCCGATGATCGCCACCTCAGGAAGGCCGAGGGCGCCGATCATCTTCTGTATGTTGGACAGCGACTTGGCGCTTATGTTGAACGAGACGTCGATGCTAGACAGCGTGAGGTCCTTCTCAGGAGGAACCTTAATGGTATCCTCAGAGACGTAGGCCAGAGTAGTCTGGCTTCCGTCCTTGCTGACGGTGAAGTTCTTCTCGTTGAACGTCACCTCTGGATCTTCGTAGAACGACAGTGTGCTGAGCATAGTGTTCAAGTTCTTGATAGCGAAGCGACGATCGAAGGTGACCGGCACCGTGGCCTTGGCGATGATTGTCTTGTTCGGTGACATGACTCTCAGCACGTTACCCTCGCGAAATGCCATCGAGAGGTTGATGTGTGAGAAGTTCTTAAGTACCGATACTGTCTTAGCATCAAACTTCATAATATAGTTACTCCTTTACTTCTTTCCACCTAGTTTAGATACGTCTGCCGTCGCAGCCACGCCGATAGACGCGAGGTCTGCGAGCGAGCCACCGAAGATGTATGAGCCGACGTGCTGCATCTTCATCCACGGACAGAACCAAGTCTTCAGACCTGCCTCCTGAGCCTTCTGACAGAACCAGTAGTCTTCCGAGAGGTAGCGCTTAGATGCTGGATCGACCTCAGCCTGGAAGTACATCATGATCTCGCGAGAGCCGTCGAACGCCGCGGTGCGAACGTGGTCTGGCTTGTAGTTGTACTGAGGATAGAAGTCTGCGAACTTCTTCATAGCATCCTTTGTAACCATCATGAAGCCGGTACCGATCTCAAGAACCTCGCAAGGCTCGTTGATCTGAATGGACTGCGTGCCGCCCTTTGGGTTGAACACGTAGTCGCCAACAAATCGCTCGAGGACGTTTGGATCTTGATCGGCCACACCCTTGTCGACCGCGTACTTGATCTTCTCCCAGCTGATGCACTTCTTGGGGTACGGACCGCCGATGATGTCGTACTTGTCAGGGTCGTTCATCTGCATCGCCATCAGCGCGATGACGTCTTGAGGGTTGAATCCGATGTCCGAGTCGATGAACATCAGGTGGTCCGCCTCAGAGCGCATGAACTCGTCGGCGCAGTAGTTGCGGGCTCGAGTGATGAGCGACTCGTTGAAGAGGAAGTAGAACTGAATAGGGATACCGTAGTTCGTGCACAGCGCTGACAAGTCGGCGATGGACTTCGCAAACATGCCGGCACACTGGCCGCCGTACATTGGTGTAGCTAAGAACAGCTTGCGCTTGCGAAGCTCTTCGACGTTGACTTTAATTTCCATCATTTACTCCCATTCTCTAGATCGTGAACATGCAGCTGCATGATTGCGTAGTG